AAGCATGTAGTTGCTCCGACCCATAGCTGCTTCTCTTTCTAGTAGGTCTTCTTCGCTAAATCTGTCTGGATCTGTAACCTCCCATTCTTCTGCACCCATATCCAGATCTTCTTGTATTTGAGGTGCTAGGAGTCCTTCGTACTGTGTGAGCTTTTTTCTTGTTGGGTATCTGCTGGGCCAAACAAAGGGACGATACGAACGCTCTGCCAACTTACGATAAATAGTAAAAGTAGTCTGAGGAGTCCCGAGATACATAATACGGCTATCATCTTTGGGGGTAAGGATGGCTTCCGCTTCAGTACATAGCTGTAAAAGTTTTTCACGCATCAGCTCCGTCATACTGTTTCCCGGTACTTCCACGTCGTCCAGAATCATCAGATCTGCACGACTTCCCGTTAACTGACCAGTAATACCAACACTCTTCACGGATGGAGCCTGATGAGGTGAGCAGTTTACGTCGAAGGAAATTCTTGACCATCTGCTGTCGTCGCTCCTTGGTCTTAGATAACTTAGCCATGGTGTCTCTATAA